AATTAACGACACGAGTGATGGTTCTTTTATGGAACTACAAAAAATCACAAATGATAATATAATTTCATCACATAGATGGAATCCAGCTTTATCTGGGATACAAGTTGCAGGACAGCTTGGTAATAATCAACAGATACTTACGGCATACGATATTGCTATGTCCACTGTTATTAAAGAACCACAATCAATGTTTTTAAATATAGTTAAAAAACTATTAAAACAAGAGAGAGGTTATAATGTTAGTGATTTACATTTTTACACAAAACCTCCTGTTAGTTTGTTAGGGGCAATTAACCCAGCAGACTACATATCTATAGAGGAGGGTAGAAAAATATTCCACTTACCAGAATTAAGTGAGGAGGGATTGCAGAAATTAAAAGAAGAAAAATCTTCTGCAAAAAAGGAAGAGCCTAAAGAGGAAGTAAAAGAAGAGTCAACTAATAAAACAGAAGAAGATGACACTAATAACTAAAGCACAAGTAGTAGATAGAGCAATGACAAATGCTAATTTTGATACGCATTTGATAAAAGATACTTTTATTGATATTTCAGAGCTTAATCATTTAAAACCCTTTTTAGGTTGTGATTTATATGATACTATATCGGAAGAATCAAATGATGGGGTTGTCTGGACAAATGCAACAACAGACCAATATATTATTACTTGTACAGCAGATGTTTCTGGAGATTTAGATTTAGATTATATTGCTCTTTACTCTACAAATGATGAAAATAAATATGCTGTATTTTTTCAAATAAATGATGCAACAACAATTATATCTACACCAATAGGATATACAGGGGTAATAGCTGTAAATTTAACAACATCAGGTCAAAACTCAACAGCAGCAGAAGTTGGAAATGCCCTAAACACTGCTTTAAATGCACATCCTGATTTTTTCGCTGCTAATGATGGAGCTGGGGTTGTTACTGTATATGGAATAACAGGAACATCACCAGCACTAGGAGCTACGGCTGGTTTTGGGGTTGTGGCAACCACATCAAATGGGGGTTATAATGTAGATGAAGGTGATGTTGATATTGATTGTAATAACACAAATTTTTTTATTCAGGTGGGGGATTTTGTTTCTGGAATAGGAATACAAAACAACACTCAAGTTGTTGCGGTAGATGATGAAGGTGATGTTAATGCTTTTACGATTTCTAAAACTCCTACCTCAACTAATAGCACTGCTTCTTTAACATTTAGGAGACCTAATGGTGTTTTAAAACAAGATTATATAGTAGATTACTTAGCATTTTGTGTTAAGTTTGAAATATTACCAGACATAACATACAATACAACATCACAAGGTGTTGTGGATAACATAGCAGACTTTACAAGTCCTGTTAATGAAAAAAAATTAAATTACTTGAGACAAGAAACTTATAAGAAATCTGAAACTTTCAAAAAGAAGATGCACTTGTTTTTAGATAAACACTCATCATCATATCCAGAATGGAATGGATGTGGTGGTTGTGGTAGTTGCGGCACAGGAGGAAGTAGTGTGAGAAAAAGACATGGAATAATAACATATTAATAATGAAACATCATAATAATTTAACTGACGACCAAATACATTTACCTAAAGGATTTCAACCTGCCAGTAATAGAAGTGTATTGATTAAAAACAGTAGCGGAGGTTTGGTTTGGGATAAAGCAAATTACACCAGCTCTATTGTTGTTTCTTGTGTGGCTGATTCTGGTGGTGATTTACACCATAGGTATTTCTGTTTATTTAGCAGTGATGATGCAAATAAATACGCTGTTTATTTTGATGTAACTAGCGTTGCTTCTTTTTCAACACCAGATGGATATACAGGTGTGATACAAGTTGATTGTACTGCAACTGGTTCTGATTCAACAGCAATAGAAGTTGCTGGATATTTACAAACTGCAATTAATAGTCATGCTGATTTTTCATCTACTGATGATTCTGCTGGAACTATTACTGTAACAGGAGTAACTACCGCTACTGATGCTGTTGATTCTAGTACAGGATTCATTATAAATACAACTCAAACTAAGATAAACAATGAGGTTCTAACTACAGATAGTTCTGGTAATATTACTTGGGGTAAACAAAAAAGTTACCATCACAACTCTTTTAGATACTCAGCAAATAATTTAGATGGAACTTCTCACACAGGAGGAAGTCATAATGCTTGGACTTTAGCAGAGCCGAATAACAATGCTCACAATAGGTTTTTTACTATGATAGATTTAGATGACATGGACTATCAGAAAGCAGGGAAAGGATGTGTTGAGATGGCAATAACAGGAGTAACTTCAAAGTTAGTTGGAGGAACGATTATGTGTAGTGGAGAGCCTAGTGATGCTCATAGCGTAACAATATGGAAAGGAGATTTTGATGCTGGTAGTGGAACTGGTATGCCTATGACTTTAATGGGAACATTTAGTATTGCAGGAAGTGGAAATACAGACCCTGAGATAGTAGATATAAGTTTAGAATTAGCAGCGAACTGCACACTAGCAGATGGAGATGGAGTAGTTGTAGTGATGGAAGGCATAGAATCGTATAATGACCATGATGTAAGAGGAACGGTAACTCTTAGATTTGAAGATACAATATAATAATAAATAACAAATAAAATAAAAAATAATGGCAACAACAGTAACAGATGCAAATTTAACGGTAACTATAACAGATAATGTTACTCTTAATGGACAGTCTTATGGTAACACAAATACCTTAACTGTGGCAAGTATTGATGAGGTGTATAGTAGAGTGGTTTCAGTGCCAATAACTACTTATACGGCTTTATTTGAGCTTGGTTCAGCAACAGGTCAGGGTGTTGTTACTGCTGCTAATGCAAAGTATTTTAGAATAACAAACTTAGATGACACTAATTATGTTAATTTAAAGATTGCGGATTTAGCAACAGCAACAAACTCTTTTGTAGTTAAATTAGAGGCAGGTAAATCTTTCATTATGGGTGGTGTGTCTTTTGTGGCAGACAGTTCAGATTTAGGTGCAGCACCTACTTACGAAACAACTATGCAGGTTGAGGCGGTAGCAACAACAGACACAGTTGATTTAGAAGTAATGGTGGTTTCAGTATAATAATATGAAACTGAAAGTTCTTAGGTTTAGTAGCCAGGAGGATTGTACTAATGGATTACTTTTTGAAGACTCAGATATAGGATTGCTATTTCTGGGTTATACACTAGAAGATGAGCACAGGGCTTTAAAGGTTAGGGGTGAGACTAGGATTCCTTCTGGGGAATATAATATAAATTTCAGAAAGGTTGGAGGTATGCACGAAAAATATTCTAAAAGATACCCTGGTATTCATAAAGGGATGCTGGAGGTTTGTGATGTTCCTAACTTTAAGTATATACTTATACATTGTGGCAATACTGATTCTCATACTGCTGGATGCTTACTTGTGGGTGATTCGCAAGAAAACAATGTCATCATCAAGGATGGCTTCATTGGAAAGTCATCTAATGCTTACAAAAGAATTTATCCTGCTATTGCTAAAGCGTTAGAAAGGGGAGAGGAGGTAACTATTAAATATATAGATTTAGATAGAAAATAATATGGCAACAACAAAACAAGAAATTGCATTAATGAAGAAAGATATAGAGGTTTTGAGAGAGGATGTTGGGGAGATAAATGACAAGTTAGACAAATTAATGATTAAATTATTAGACCCAGATGAGGGTTTAGTAGTTAGGGTTAACAAGAACACTGACCGTTTAGATGAAAGAGATAAAAACATGGGGAAGTGGATGAGGGATGTAAATGATTTTCACCACATGAAGAAATGGAAACATGGGGTCAACAAGGCGTTGTGGGTTATTTATGCCGCTATTATAGGGTTTGTTATTAAAACTTTGTTTTGGGAATAATAATATCCATAATAATATCTCTTGTTTTAGGTAAAATCATTTGCAACTACCTCCATCATGGTTATTGTAAAAACAAAGAATAATTACCTATGGACAGGCTTACTATAATAGGCTCTGGAAACTCACTAAGAGGGGTTGATTTAAACAAGATAGAGGGTAAAATAATGGTGTTAAATCATGTCTGGAAATATATTGATAATTATGATTATTTAGTATTTTGGGATTCATACAAGAAGATTAACCCCCCTATTGATGACAGGTTAGAGGGTCGTAGTAAAAATAAGAAAATTGGAGGGAAGTGGACTGTTTCAAATAGCAAGAAATTGATTTGTAAAACTCCAGGAGAGATTCCAAATCGTGCCAGCACTATTATTATGGCTATAAATATAGCTATACAAAAAGGCTATAAAGATATTGAGCTGTTAGGTATTGATAATGGCATTGACTCTTCAGGATTTGTTCATTTTTATGATAAAGAACCAATAGATGTTGCTAGGTATGAAAAAAGGGTTTTACCTAGATTTAGAAAATGGTTAGTTAGTCTGAAATCACAGTTACCTAAAGATGTTACTATAAAAGGGTTGCCAGAAGGAGAACCAGAAAAAAAGCGTGGTAGAAGGGTAAGAAAATCGCCAGCCTTAAAGTCTAAAGTTGTAAAAAGAGGTATAAAGGGTGAAAATATTAGGTGGAGAAAAATAAGAAAAAAAAGATAAAATCATGAATATACTAGGAAAGATATTTTCAAGCGGTGCTACAGAGCTTGTAAAAAGTGTTGGTGGTGTTATAGATGACTTACATACATCAAAAGAAGAGAAGTTAGCTGCCGAATTAAAGATAAAAGAATTAATCTCTAACTATGAAGTGGAGATGGAAAAGACAATAACTGACCGTTGGGAGGCTGACATGAGTTCAGACTCTTGGTTAGCTAAAAACATAAGACCAATGACATTGGCTTTTTTGATTTTAAGCACAGTTTTATTGATTTTTATAGATGCTGGAACTATTAATTTTATAGTAGAAGAAAAATGGACAAATTTATTGCAAATTGTTCTAATTACTGTAGTTGGAGCTTATTTTGGAGGCCGTTCAATGGAGAAAATCAAAAAATAATTGCAAAAACACTTGCAAGTCTCATTTTTTTATTGTTATATTGTAACATATTAACTAAAACATAACATATTTTGGGAAAAAGATTAAGATTGTCAGATGAAGAGGTGAGTCTGATATACAAAAGCAGGGCTGGAGACATTGAAAACCTCAATTACAACTTATCTCACAACTCCGCACTAGACGACCATTTAAAGGAAAGAGGTATTGAAAAGAAAGATGTAGTTTCTGTTAAACATTGGCAGAACTTCTCTGGAGAATTACGCTTCTCAGTAGTAACAAAAAACAACCCAGTTGACGAAAGTATTGTTTTTAATAATGTAATTAAACTTATTGAAGAACACGCACCTACTTATCCTAAAAAACAGTATAAAGAAGGAACTCATCTTTTAGTAATTAACCCAGCAGACATTCATATAGGGAAATATGCCAATGGATATGAAACTGGAGACGGGTATAATAAAGAGGTGGCCGTACAGAGGGTTTTAGAGGGGGTACAAGGCCTTATTAATAAATCTAAAGGGTTCTCTATAGATAGGGTGCTTTTTTGCATAGGGAATGATGTTTTACATATAGATAATGTGTATAACCAAACAACAGCAGGAACGAGACAAGATGTTGATGGAAAATGGTGGGAGCACTATGAAGTTGCCTTACAAGTGTATGTTGCTTGTGTTGAAATGTTAAGAGAGATTGCTCCTGTAGATTGTATTCATTCAATGAGTAATCATGACTACCAAAGTGGTTTTCATTTAGCTCATGCTTTGAAAAGTTGGTTTAGAAAAGATGAGAATGTGTTTGTAGATTGTGGGGTGTCTCATAGGAAATATTATAAGTATGGGGTTAACTTAATTGGCCTGGAGCATGGAGATGGTGCGAAAATGGACAAACTTCCTCTTTTAATGGCACAAGAAAGACCATTACTTTGGGCTGAAACCAAGCATAGATACTGGTATTTACACCATCTACACCATAAAGTTAAGCACAAATGGCTTGATGCAAAGGATTTTATAGGAGTTACAGTAGAATATATGCGTTCACCTAGTGGTACGGATAGTTGGCACTCAAGAAAAGGCTTTACAGGAGTACCAAAGGCAGTTGAAGGCTTCTTGCACGACAAGGAAAGCGGTCAAGTAGCAAGATTTGTACATTATTTCTAAAAGTTTTCTGTATTTTGCTTTTTATGTCAAATATTTTTAGTTATATTGTAATGTTTTGTTTGTATAAGTAACTATTGTTTTAGTTATAGTTTAGTTAGATAGATTAGGAGGGTTAATTCCCTCCTATTCTTTTTTTTAAGAACAAATGAACGCTAATACCTCTCTTTAGGGGTAAATGAACGCCAGAAATTGCATTTTAGGGGTAAATGCACTACAACATTTCTCTTTATATATATATGTGTGTGCGTTCTTATATATTCCAAAAATTTCCTTATTTAGAATGATTATAAACTACTAAAGTTTATATAAATATATTTGGTATTGTTATTTTTTATATATTATATTGTAGTATTATTAATTAAAACTAAATAACTATGGAAACAGAATTTGATGTGTATTACACAAAAACAAAAGAAGATTGGGATGAGGGGTTGAATACAGAATTTGATACCACTCATAACTCCTATGAGAAAGCAGTAGAAAGGGCAAAAAGTTTAGGAAAGGACAATTATTTAGTGGAAATAAATATTGTTGATGAACCCTCCAAATTTATAGTAGTATCAAAAAATAATAACTTAATATATTAAAAAAATGAAAGTAAAAATTATGCAAAGAAGTGTATATCATAAATACGCTGAGATAGAAGTTGAAGTACCTAATGAGATTAAAGAGGAAGATGTGCAAGAATATCTAATTGATAATGAGGACTTATATACTGAGAAAATAGATGAGGAAATAGATAGGGGAGAATATGAGTTTGGTAATGGAGAGGGAGAATATGAAGGAATGAATGAAAAAGGAGAGAGCGAATGGAGATTTGATATAGTAGGGAAACAATATGGAGGACATTTATAAACTTAAAACAAATAAAAATGGGAAAACTAGGGCAAAAGATTGAAAGAGTAGATAAAGCTACAAATGAAATAATGAATGAGATGAAAGAGTATTTTTGGATGAAGCAAAAAACACCATACAATACTTATGCTTATGATAAGATTTACTCAATAATACATAACAAATTAAAAGAAAAG